GGCCGCTGAGAACTAACAAAGCAAGACCAACCGAGAGGGTACACGCATGCAACTAACACTTAAAGCCACATTTAACGATGACACACAAATAACGGTGTCAACAAACTTAATGACAATTGTTGCATGGGAGCGCAAATATAAACGCAAAGTGTCACAGATTGCTGAAGGTCTTGGTATTGAGGACTTGGCATTTATGGCGTATGAAGCGTCACGCACATCAGGCGTAACAGTCCCAGCACAACTAGATGAGTACATTAAGTCGTTAAAGAATTTAGAGGTGGTTGAACAAAACAGCCCAAAAGTAGACGCGGTTCATACCGCTACGGATTAGCGCAAATTGTTGTGGCTACTGGTTACTGGCCTGCTGGCATCACTTTTGATATTGACGATATGAACACTGTTATAGAACTTATTAACAAAGAGCGCAAGCAATGAATGTGTCAACAACGGTGCAGGTGGCAGGTGTTAAGCAAACTATTAACGCGCTTAAACAAATTGACCCTGAATTGCAAAAACAATTTAAAGCTGACGCTAAACAGATTGCACAGCCAGCAATTGACGCAGGCAAGCGTGCTTATACACAAGTGCCATTATCAGGGATGTCTCGCAATTGGAAATCACATAAACGCACACCGCCTCAAAGTATTAAAGGTTTTAATGTGCAACGCGCACAGGCTGGCGTGCAAATGAAATTTGACACTAGGCGAAATGCTGTTGGTGTAATTCTTGTTATACAAAAAGATCAGGCTGCAGCAATTTTTGAGACTGCAGGTCGCGCAAACGCAAACACGCTTAGCAATAATCTTGAGCCTGTACGACCTGGGCGCACTCGACTTATCGGGCCTGCGGTGTATCGAGCGCGCAAAGGCATTGAGCGTGAAATGCAACAAATGATTAACGGTGTTTCAAGCATGATTGCGAGGCGCATGTAATGGCTTTATCTATTCCAATTATTTCTGAGTATGACGGTGCAGGTGTTAAAAAGGCAATTGCTCAATTTAAAGATTTAGAGGGCGCTGGCGCTAAAGCAGGCTTTGCGTTAAAAAAGGCTATGGTGCCTGCTATTGCGGTGCTTGGTGGTTTAACTGCAGGTCTTGGTTTGGCTACTAAGGCAGCGGTAGAGGATCAAAAAGCGCAAGACCTATTGGCACAACAATTGCGCACAAGCGCTGGCGCGACTGATGCGCAGATTGCCAGCATGGAAAGTTTTATTTCTGCATCGTCTCGCGCGTTTGCTGTTACTGATGACGAGTTGAGGCCTGCAATGGCAAGCCTTACTCGATCAACTGGCTCGGCAGAGGAAGCACAAAAACTATTAGAGACTGCATTAAACATTAGTACCAGTACTGGCAAAGATTTAGAAACTGTCACACTTGCGCTTGGTAAAGCTTACAACGGGTCTACTAGCGCGCTAACAAAACTAGACCCATCGCTCAAAGGTGTCATTGACTCTGAGTCAACAATGACTGACATTACTGAAGCGCTTGCTGTTTCGTTTGGTGGGTCGGCAACTGTTGCAGCGCAATCGTTTGAGGGTCAAATGAAGGGCATGACTATTGCGTTAGACGAAACTAAAGAATCTATTGGTGCAGCGCTATTGCCAGCGTTGCAAGCGTTACTTGGGATACTTAAACCTGTTGCAGACTGGGCACAACAAAACACAACAACATTTTTAATCTTGATAGGCGTTATCGGTTCTGTTGCTACAGCAGTTATTGCAGCCAATGTCGCTATGAAAATTTATCAAGCAACACTTGTGCTAACCAAGATTGCCACTATTGCACTAAACGCGGTAACAGCTGCTAACCCATTTGTTTTAGTTGCAGCTGCAGTAGTGGCGTTAACTGCAGCAATGGTATTTTTAGAAGTTAAATTTAATGCAATGTCTCGAGCATTTGAAATGTTCGGTAACGCAATCATGGTTGTCACTGGGCCACTAGGCGTACTGATTGGCATGCTACGCAAGTTAGATAGTTTGCGTGAGAGTCTTGGCGGATTTGATTTAGGCGGTATAAACATTCCTGGATTTGCTGACGGTGGAATTGTTACAAAACCTACTTTGGCAATGGTTGGCGAAAAAGGCCCAGAAGCAATCATTCCGTTGACTGGCCCTAATGCTGGTGCAGGTATGGGCGGTGGCGGTGGCGTAACAGTTAATGTCACTGGCGGTCTTGCGACTAGCGCTGAGATAGGTCAAGCGGTGGTTAATGCTTTGCGCGCATATAACAGGTCTGCTGGGCCTGCCAATATCCAGGTGGCGTAGTGGCTGGCGTTGCTGTTGTCGGGTCTGGTAATTATTCGCTAGAGATTGACACAGGCTTTGTGCAGGATGCGTTTATTTTAGATGACGCTGTTGCAGGTGTATTAAACAACACGCAATATGTGCTTAACGGTACGACTAATTATGCAGAGGTGTTAGATGGTTGCACGACTGTTGGTGTTAAGCGCGGTAGGCGCGATCAGGGCGACCAGTTCAGCGCTGGCACAATGTCATTTGTTTTACTAGACACAGACGGTATTTTCAATCCCTTTGATCAGCAGTCGCCCTACTGGGACAGCACTACACAAAAGCCAGGACTAGCGCCAATGCGCAAAGTGCGATTGTCTCGATACAGCAACACAAATGTTAAAGAGTATTTGTTTACTGGCTACATTGTAAATTATGACTACAACTTTGCATTAGGCGGTATTGACACGGTAACTGTTTATTGTGCAGATGATTTTTATTTACTGGCACAAACCTATCTTGCAGAATTTAATGTAAGCGAACAGTTAAGTAGCGCTCGACTTAGCGCGGTGTTAAACCGACCTGAGGTAGATTTTCCTATTGCCCAGCGCGACATTGCTACAGGCACACAAACTCTCGGCGGTGCAGCTGCCTACACAATCCCAGACGGAACAAATGTTTTAGAATATTGCTCGCGCATACAACTTGCAGAGCAAGGCAGATTGTTTATGTCTCGAGATGGCGACCTTGTGTTTGATGCAAGGCTCGGCAACACGCTGTCAGGCTCGGTCGCAGATTTTCACGATGACGGGACAAACTTTAAATACAACGGTGTTGGCATAACATTTGAGGCAGATCAGGTAGTTAATAGAGCATCAGTAACTATTGTTGGCGGTAACACGCCACAAGTAGCAGAGGACTTAACTAGTCAGGGCGTGTACTTTATACAAACTGAAAGCATCACAGAATCGTTGCTACATAATAACGCTGCAGCGCTGTCGCTGGCAGAGTATTTGTTAGAGGGTGAGCCTGAGGCGCGCTATACAAGTGTTGAGACACAGTTCAACATGTTGACTACAGCACAGCGCGACACACTGGCAACGATAGATATTGGCGACACGATCACGGTAGAAAAGACTTTTACTAGCGGTGCTGGCACAACAGAATTAGCGCAAGAATTGGCTATTGAAGGTATCGAGCACAGCATTAACATCAGCAACGGTCACAGGATTGCGCTGTTTACTAGCCCTACCACGATCGTCTTTGAGCTAGTTTTAGACGATTTAATTTTTGGGGTCATCGCCCCATCAGACAATGTATTAGGTTAATCTAAGGAGAATCATGACCACACGCCCAGTTTTCGTCGCATCACAAGTGCTCACAGCAAGTGAACAAAACCAACTTGCCACAGCAATTATTGCTATCAACGCCCAGACAGGCACGACTTACACAACGGTATTGACTGATGATGGCAAATTAATTACCTGTTCAAATGCGTCAGCAATAAGCGTTACTATTCCGCCAAACTCATCAGTGGCCTACGGAATTGGTACACAACTAAACTTTGCACAACTTGGCGCAGGACAAGTCACACTTGTTGCAGGTTCAGGTGTCACGCTCAATTCAAGTGGCGCAAAACTTAAACTAAAAGATCAGTACTCGGTAGCAACATGCGTTAAAACTGACACAAACACATGGTTTGTTGTCGGTAATTTGTCGGCATAAATTATGCAAATTCTCGCAGGCGTTGGCGCTGCACCAGTGCTAATAAATTATTTGGTTGTTGCTGGCGGTGGCTCGGGCGGTCAAGAAAATTTTAGCACTGGCTGGGCTGGTGGCGGTGGTGCTGGTGGCATGAAGTCGGCGGTAGGCGCTGAAATTGAATTGACTGGCAGTTACACAATCACTGTTGGCGCTGGCGGTGCACAAGTCGGTGCAGGCTCGGTTGGTAATGATGGCAACACATCGTCTATTAGTGGCACAAATTTATCTGTCTCAACTACTGGTGGCGGTGGTGGTGGCGGTGGCGGTAGCGGTGTTTGCTCAGGTCGTAACGGTGGCTCGGGCGGTGGCTCGGGCGCTGTAACTGGCGGTAGTGCAGGTACGGGTGTATCTGGTGAGGGTAATGCAGGTGGTGCGCTTTATGACTCGGGCGGTAGCGGTACAGCGGCTGGTGGCGGTGGCGGTAAAGGCGCTGTCGGTTCGCAAGGTAATTTTGTTAGCGGAAACATTTTTGGTGGCAACGGCGGTGACGGTGCATTATATAACGGCGTTTACTATGCAGGTGGTGGCGGTGCATCAATGGCAAACACATCACAAGGCACTACTTACGGTAAAGGCGGTTTAGGCGGTGGCGGTAATGGCGGTATCCAATCGCCAAACACTGCACCAACGGCAGGTACAGCAAACACTGGTGGCGGTGGCGGTGGCGGTGTAAACAATTTTGCTGGCGGTCAAATTGGTGCAGCTGGCGGTAGTGGTGTTGTAATAATTGACGCAGGCAAAGCAGCGGTATCGACTACAGGTTCACCTACAGTGTCGGGCACAATTTACACATTTACTGGCTCAGGAACGATTACCTACTAATGGCCTACT